AACGACGGTGGCTCGTAGGTATATGGGCGGGGGATCTAAGGAAGATCCCCCGAGCCACTACGAGCGGTGCACGTCAAGGGACGTATTTGCACCATCCGCGGACGAGGCGCATGCGCCGCGGGATCGCATAGGATCCTCTGGATCCGAAGTCCTCCGACGTTCGTCGGAGGAGCTCCCAGTAGGTGTCACGGGGTACACGAGCCTTTACAGACTCGACCCTCCAAGACATCACTAGCTGATACTGGTACTTTTTGTGCCAGCGGGTTCTGAAACCCTCAGCGACTGGGATACTTCGTTTATGCGCAACCAACATCGGCGCGCTAGCTAGGGACACAAATGCCCCATTGCTAGCTACCTCATAGTAGGAAGTAGTAGGGATTTTCCCATACTTCCGTACCAGGTATGCCTCTATTAGGCTACACACACCATAGTGAGCTAGTCCGAACATCGCATTATACAATGCGACATAGGAGCACAGCTCATTGGGGTCCTGGTTCCGACTAATCGTAGTGCGTAATCGCACTGGAGTAACGCATACACCTTTGTATGCATCCATCCCGCAGGATTCTCTAAAGAATCCCGCAACGCAGCACTTACTTCCATTGAACATTAGTCCAACAGTTGGTAGATGCTGAAGCAGGTGAGGATAGTCTTTCCTCCTGCATATTATGTCATCACCGTACACGTAGACGGATCGTAACGCCTCGCGGCGTGACTTCTTTCCTACGATGTTAATAACACTAACCGACAAGGCCCAAAAGATGAGGGCCTCTACGGGGAAGCACAAGGCTGACCCCATAGGTGCAAACTTTCTAAGTTTGACTAGGTTACCATTAGGAAGCAGCGTTTGCTCACTCCGGGTTGCCAATAAGGCTTCCAGGAAGGCAGGATGCCCTGAAAACAGGTATTGAACCAGTTCCAGGGACACCCTATCGCTCGCTTCTTTCATGTCCAATGTGACGTTAGCCTGGGTCCGTGAGGATTCCAGAGCGAGGTCGCGGTTTACATGCTGGTGCGTGAAATTCACGTACCCTTTAGTCAATGGATAGCTTTCTATCCGGTCAACTAGCAGACGCGATACTCCTTGTTGCAGCCACTGCAACTCTAACGGCTCACAACTAATTACGCGGGGGCCTCTTGAGTCCTTTGGAACGAGCACTACCTTAGCGGTAGGAGGCTCGGTCTGTAACTCAACGTAGTCTAAGGCTCCGCGTACGACGTGCTCGAGAGAATAGCACATATATTCCGTAAACGGAAATGTGCGCTCAGTCCTAGGGTAGATCCTTTTAAAGATCGACTTTTCGGTTACTGATTCTCCTGTTGCAACAGCTCCAGGGCCGTGTTTCGGACGAATGTCCTCAACTCGGATGGAACTGATGACGCGAGATATGAGACCTCGCGCCATACTAAGCCAAGGAGGAACGCCAGAATAATCTGAACGCTCCGAGATGCCAGGTAAACCCGGCAATTCCTTGTCAACGTCGACGAACTGACTGAGGAGAGACCTTTCGGTTTCTTTGTCATGTTGTATCTCCAGCTTGTACATAGGGTACAAGAGCTGACGGATGTTCTTCAGTGCATAAGGGCAGGAATTTACAAGTTCCCTGCCCTCCGAGTCAAACACTAACGCAAGCAACCACCCAATGAATTTGGGGATTGCACCCTGACCTTTCTTGCGAAAGGCTAGAGTAGTGAGGTTAGTTCCGGTTGAGAGTGCTTTATCAACACTCTTGGCCAGTGAAGGCAACGTTTTCGTGAGAAAACTAATACCTTCTTGATCAAGGCGGGAGCGAGCGTAAGCCCGCTCTGCCTTAAGCTCCTTAGGAGCCACGTTATAACACTGAGCTATGTCTTGGTGCAACTCAAACCAAACACTGGAGTAAAACTCCAGTTCGCTTTTAGAAACTCCCATATGGGTAGTTTTCGAAGCATGGTCACCATTGTACCAAGCGCGCCTACTAATCCAGGTATTTCGACCTGGGAACTGGGCTACGGTTCCCCTGCCATGAGGCGGGGAATAGCAGACAGATCACTGGGAACCTGCTCGCAACCGACTGGAGAATCAGCGTTTTCGCTGTAAACCAGGAAGTTGTAGAGAGCAAGCACCAGGGTTTGCATATGTTCCTCGTTAACACCTTCCGACGGAGTCGAAAGGATCAAACGAGCATATGGCTGCACGTAGACACCAGTGGAGCCGATCTGCAGCTTTTGGCTGACAGTTACGGCAGACCGAATGGTGGTTGTTGCACCGGGGTTCTCTTTAGTCTCCTGATGAGCAATGCTCATGGTGACGTCGGAGTCCCCCTTGCGGACAGTCCTTCGGTTATCTGGTCCGTCGATAATCGCCGTGGTACTCAGAAACTGAGGACCCGTTGGATGTTTGACGAGCTTGATGGTGTTGGCGAACATGATGTTTTATACACTATGTTATCGTTGACCCATTACTGGGTAGTGATGATCCCGAGTCCTATGACTCTTCTCCGATGCAGCCCTCTTAACGAGGGTTATGTTTCTTACGCCATTGGCTCTGCGCTTTCTTGCGTTGAGCTCTGGCATTTTGGAACCTACGCGCCTTTTTCTTTAGGTTGCGTAGTTGCATTTGGGCTATCTGAGCTAAGGTATACGCCGCTCGGCGCACCTTGCCATATAGGGATCTTGGCCTGTTTGCTCGTTGTACTGCAAGGGACAGACACACGGTAGTTTTACCGATAGTCCAACCCTTAGCAGCCTTGACGAACTTCATCGCGGTAGTGGGCTTGCCCACGTCGCGCCGATACATACGAATTAACCTGGTCAACCACGCATCATTAGCGTAGTGCGGCCAGGCGTTCCACGTACCGGTCATCCGCACAAGAGCACTGCTACTATAGCAGTAATCGAGCAGATGAACGTCAATCTTAGTCCACTCCGCCCTACTCACTGACTGTAAATAGTCCCCAACTGGTATAAACCAGTCAAGAACGAACGACAGCGGTAGGGCATTCCATGCGATCGACACATCTGGGTTTACACCTAGACTATCTAATAGATGGAACAGACGCGAATGAAACGAAACTAAGTCAGGAGCGGAATAATTCCACCTGATTGTTCCCTGTCTCATCATAACGGCGTCAGCTGTGAGATGTACAGAACTGTCATACACCTCGAACACAGGGTACTCTACACTCTCTGAGAAGAGAGTAAACGAGTTACTTACTGGACCGTCTGCGGAGGCACGATAAGATTTAATCTTATAGGCCTCTTGGACTATACGTTCTACTCCGCTGCGCCAACGCGCAAGAATACGGATGATCCGATCAACGTCAATTATGAACGCATGCAAACCATACTTATAAGCTAAATGCTCATTAGCGGCTGCATTAACGATTCGATTGACATCTCTCGGGGTGAATTCGCGCAAACGATGAATAATCGCTCGCGACGACATGTAGGAACGGAACAGAGGAACTAACTCACCAAGCTCAATTAGAAAATTGAGCATGGAAAAGTTCCCAGGGTTTAGTATTACCTTGGGAGCTCCACCGAAGCGTAGCGGGGCATTCACGCCCGCCACACAGAGCTCGCGTGCTTTCTGGGTCAAATAACCCAGAGACGCGCGAGGATATGTAGCTTCGACCCATCGGAGGATCTCGCGTGACGGTATTCCTACCGGCGCGAAATCCGTGTGTCTGAACCCTGATACAAACCGCGGATAATCCGCGGGATGATCAATGGGTACAAACCCCTCAGGGAGTGTCCTAATGACACTGTGCGACACAGGATGGGACAACCCATCCTGTTTTATGCTATCAACCATTGCTGATTGATAGGTGAGTAGTCGAGGTAACTCGACCATCTGAGGAGTGTCCTCCCCCCCGATTAAGAGGGGGATATGGCGCTCCTTGTCGTAGGTGGCTTTAGTTCGTGTTCTCATAACGTGGAGCTCCCGG